TTGAGTTGGGTGATGTTATGTGGTATGTCGCTCAAGCAACTCAAGCATTAGGAGTTTCTATGGAACAGGTGCTGGATGGTAACATTCGCAAATTGTCCAAACGGTATCCTGAAGGCACATTCGACGCTTACTATTCTGAAAACCGCGCTGCTGATGATCGCTGATAGATATTTTCCTATAACTTGTGTAGATAATTTTTTGGAAAATCCAGATAGTTTAAGAAAATATGCATTGTCGTTGGAATATTCACAACAACCAGGAAATTATCCTGGATATAGATCTGAATGTCTTCACAAGTTAGACGTTAATCTTTATTTCTTGCTTTGTGCAAAAATATTGAGTTTGTTTTATCCGCTAAAATCCAAACCATCTTTTTCTGCCAAAATGCAGTTTCAAAAAATAATTCCATACAATGTTCCAGAGAAATTAAATACTGGATGGATACATAAAGATAGTGGAACTTTCTTGGCTGGAGTAATTTATTTAAATAAAAATCCAATCCCATCATCTGGAACAACAATATTCAGACCTTTGGTTGATGAAATAAAATATGATAATTTTAATCAAACCAGAAATAAATTGTATGCCGATGAAAATATCGATGTTAATTTTTGCTTAAGTGAAAAAGAAAAGTATGAGTCTCAGTTTGAGGCAACTTTAGAAGTAAAAAATTTGTATAATAGGATGATATGTTATCCTGGAAATTATTATCATACTGCATCTGGATTTTATGCCAAAGATGAACCAAGACTTAGCCTAGTGTTCTTTTTTCATGAATTATCAAAATACAATACAGATAAAGATTTACCAATCTTGAGATCTAATTTTTTTAAAATCTAATTATCAACCTCCCTCTAAATACTAGCAGGGAGGTTTTTTTCTTATGACACAACAAGGAAAATACAGTCTGTCTGGTCCATGGGCTGAGGCAGTTCGTAAGGTTATGGACTCCCTTGGTGGAGATGGATATGCATATTATGATTTTGATATTACTGATATCAAAAATCCAGAGGCATCAAAAAGAGGCAGATATTATTTTGCCATCAAAGTATTTACAACTCGTGTTGGTAGGAAACAAGCAGCGAGACATATTGCTACTAACATACAAAAATTATTTTCTGGTGTTGAAGTAGAAAAAGAAAACACTCAGATTGATATACCAGTAACTTCTGGACAATACACAAAGTATATTCGTGTTCTAGTCAAACCAGCAGCGGGAGCTGGATCTGGTGGTGGAGCAGAGGAAACCAAAAGAAATGAATGTGCTCAATGCGTATATGCTGCTCTAGCATTCCATGTTTATAAGGGAGAGATTGATCCAACTAAACCAATTTCTCAAGAGCATTATGAGCAGGCAACGAAGCATATTTTGATTGATGCTAAACCAGAAGATTGTTATGGAGATGCTCTTGATACTGAGTGGCACTTTTCATCTATCAAGGGAGCAAATAAACTCTGGCAAACATTTGGAGGATCTACAAAGAATTACATTTTTTGTAGAGGTGGAGGACCAGATGATAAAGAGATCAAGAAAGCATACCAGAGAGCAAGGAAGAGTATGTTGAAAGATCCAAACAACAAAGTAATTTTTTCATCTGAAGATAAATGGAATCCTGCTGATATCTGGATGGTTTCAACTTCTTTCAATGCTAGTGACTTGGATCAATATAAAACAGTTGATACAATCAATCAATTCCTAAAAGAAATGTATGAAGAAAGAGAATTGATTGGAGTATCTCTGAAGAAGATGAAGGGTGATGCTAAATTGAAAGTCTTGAATTATAACCCTAATGACAAAATGAAAGAACTGGATGAAGTTTCATTTGCTGGTTATTGGGCAAGATATAAAGATCCCAAAAAGAAAAATATAGAAGATGCTTTTCCAATGGATGTTTATCTTTATTGGAAGACTGGTAGTGGATCTCAAGCAACGAGGTTTCAGTCAAGAAACTTTGCTGGCGGATCTTCTGGATCATGGCAAATCGAATTGAAAGGAATATCTGCAGCACAAGGTCGATGTGGTGGTGGCAGCATTGTTGAAATTTTGAAATCTCTTGGGGTGTCTTATAATGGTATTACATCTGGATGGGATAACAAAACTTTCTGGGCAGATTGTAATCCAAAAAATAAATCTAAGAGAGGTGCTATTACAGATGAATTGATTGCACTATTCAATAAATATGCTGCCCCTCGTCCAACAGCAGGATACACTGGAGATGTTCAAGCTAGAATTGAACTAGCCAATAGAACACAATCATATCGTTATAGTAAATTGATGGGGCTTCGTTTGCTGGATTGTATGACAACTTCTGGTAAAGGAGATGAAATTATGAAAGCACTATATTCATATGCTGGATCTCAAACAGATAAGTCATCGGTTCATGTAAAACTGATGGACTGATGGACACTTTGCAAACTGTCCCACACCTCCCATCCACCAACCAAAATCGTGTATCATAGATAGATGGCAAACATCAAGCAACTCAAGCACCTAGAACACCTCGAAGACGAGATGCTGAACTACGGCGTCGATGGTTGTATGGCGGCAGTATCTTTTCTGAAAGAACTGAGGAAGATGCTGGGTCAGCAAGAGAGTGGTGGTTTTATGCAGACCAAGTGGGACGGAGCACCTTCTGTTGTCTGTGGTGTTGATCCTATGTCTGGTGTATTTTTTGTTGGCACTAAGTCTGTATTCAACAAAACTGAACCTAAGATGTGTGCTACTGAAGATGCTGTTGATGAATATTACTCTGGAGACTTGGCAGAGAAACTAAAGTTTTCTCTGCGTTACTTTAGTAAGTTGGGTATCAAAGGTGTTATCCAAGGTGATTTACTTTTTACTGATTCGACTAGGAATACGGAGATCGTAAATGGAGAAAGACTCTACACATTTCGACCAAACACTATTACTTATGGCATCCCTACTGACCACGATATTGGTAAAGAAGTTGGCAGAGCTAAGATCGGAGTAGTATTTCATACGCACTACACTGGCGATTCTCTTGCTGAGATGCAAGCAAGAGCTGGTGCTCCTATCAATACTTTCAATAAAATTCCTGAAGTGGCAGTCATCAATAACGATACTCCCATGCATCGTGTTGGATTCTCTAAGGCAGAGATGAGAAAGTTTGATAACTATATCTCTAAGATTGAACGCATGTGTCGCATCTGTGGAGATTTTCTTGACGAACTAGTTGGCGCTAGTGGTAGCACTGGTGACGCCAAGTTTCATATTTCTACTTTCTTGAAACCATTCTTCAATAGTCAAATCAAAAATGCTCAGAGCATTTCTAATATTGATGAAGCTTTATATGATCTAGCAAACTTCTATCATGAAAAGATGAGCAAGGAACTTGCTAAGATCAAGACACCTGCTAACTTAGTCAAGAAGAGAAACCTTGTTTATGAAAGTGAAAACTATCTTGTGAATAATGTTTATAAGTTCAAGGCGATGATTGCTCTGTATAAGGAACTACAGGCAGTGAAGCAAATGGTTATAGATAAACTAGACCACCTTGAAGAGTTTAGAACTTTCGTTCAGACGGAGAAAGGATACAAGGTCACAACTCCAGAAGGATATGTTCTTCATAAAGATGGCAGCATGATCAAGTTTGTCAATCGCTTGGAGTTTGCTTACAATAACTTCACTTTACAGAAGCAATGGCGTTAGACGGAAAGGTTTGCTACTTTACATTTGGTAGGTTTCAACCTCCAACTACAGGACACAAAGAGAACTTTGATGGCGTGAAACGTGCTGCTGGACAGCATGATTATCGCATTTATATTTCTCAGACTGTCGATAAGAAAGGTAGCAATCCTTTGCCCCCTGATGTAAAATTATTTTACATGAATAAGATGTTTCCAGAGCACAGGGGTAAAATACATTCTGGTCCTAAACAACCAGTAGAAATTTTACAAGATCTAATGCTAGCGGGATATGATGAAGTGGTATTTCTTGTGGGGTCTGATCGAGTCAGCGCCATGCAATTCCTCCATAAATATAACGGAAAAGACTTTTCTTTCAGAAAAATTGAGATACAATCTTCTGGAAGTAGAGATGCTGACGGTGATACATTCGCAATCTCAGGAACAAAGATGAGACGCGCAGCATTTGCTGGTGACTTCAAGTTGTTTCGTCAAGGTATCCCTAAAGCACTGAATGATAAAGATTGTCGTGAGCTTATGAATCAGATTGTTGCTAATATGCCCAAAGATTATAAATGAAAGACTTTAGAAAACTACGTGAAGAGGCACTACGCCAACAACAACGCCACCAAGAGGTATTCAAGGAGGGAGATTTTGTTATGTCTTCCCGTAATGGAGAGAAGGGAACTATCCACAGAGTTGGTGGCAACTATGCTATTGTAATCTCTGAAGATGGTGAGATGTTCAGAGAGTGGATCAAGAATATCAGGACTATAAATAATACGAGAAGAACTTTACTATAACGATGCAGTACCAAAAACCAATCAATACAGTTCAGAATAATGATCAGTTTTCATCTGGTTTGATGGAAGCTTATGGGAATTGGATGGGAGGTGAGTGCTTCCAAAATACTGATCCTGTAGAACTCAACCTATCAGAAGCACCTTTTGATGGTATGGATCCTCAGTCACATGGAGCAGAGATTGAAGATACCACAAAGAAAAAGAAAGCTCCTAAGAAAGGTGCTTATGTAGGTCAAGAGTCTGCTCCTAAGAATGAGGAGTATGAGGTTCTGGAAACTGAAGAGTATGAGATTGATGGTGAAGTCTATGTTCTTGAGAAAGTCAAGATGGACGGCAAGGATGACAACGGTTTCAAAACTTGCTGGAAAGGTTATAAGAAGCAAGGCACCAAAGTAAAGGGTGGCAAGGAAGTCAATAACTGCGTGAAGGCTGGTGTTGAGTATGAAGGTGAAGAGGATCTTCAAGAGAAGGCACCTCCTGGAGAAAAGTCTGAGCGTATGGTAAAGCACATCAAGAAGTCGTATGCTAAGG